CATGCGATGCTTGCGATGCTTGCGATGCATGCTGTAGTACTTTCGGATGCGATGCATAGGGTGCTACTTGCTGTACAGGAGCATGCGATCCATATGATGCTTCTATTACTTTCCTAGCATATTCTGAATCTATTTGCTCGACTTCCTCACAAAACGGATTGTCTACATTGCTATCATATGGCTGCGCTTCCATTGGTGGATGTGGGTCATACATAATTGGCATATCATTCATGGTCACATCCTTGCTTTGAATAGGAAGATGAACAATGAGTGGATGACGTGAGCGTGATAGGAGATTTCCTTCAATGCCATCTGGTGTAATGACAGCCACAATAGGAAATTGCTTCTTCTTATTTACTTTCTTGACAGGTTTCTCTACCTCCACGATTTCATTTTGCGGTTCTACTTTTGCGACACGTTTTCCTCGTCCTCGTCCGCTCATACTAGTACATCCTGGCACTCCTTTATTTAAGTTGTTTTTAAGGATAGACGATGGTAGGAGAGGGTTTAAGCTTTCATGATCGTAGTAAGGTAATATGGCGGTCAATGTATCTTTTTGGTGTGAACGTGTCCGAAAATGTTTTTCTATGTTTATGAAAGATCCAACCACATTACAGCATTTATTGCTATTTGGTCCACCAGGTTCAGGAAAGACAACGAGTGCATCATGGCTGGTAGAGAAGATATGGGGAAATCGTAAATCGTTGATGTGTATTTCGATGAATGCAGCAGATGAACGTAGTTTAGAATCCATTCGTCAAAAAGTATTTCCTTTTTTGCGGGTGGACTGGAGAACGGAAGAGGAGACCGCGCCACGATTTTTGATTTTGGATGAATGTGAAACGTTAACGGAGGCAGCGCAGTTATCGCTTCAGACGATTTTGAATACGAACTCCAAGGACATTTGTGTGATTTTGATTTGTAATTCTCAGAGTCGCATTCATCCGAAGTTGCGTCAGCGTCTTCTTAAGGTTCGTTATGATCCACCGAATCGTAATCAGGATATTACGAATGTATTTACGTCTATTACGCGAGGTGACTTGCGACAAAATTCACGAAAGGATGAAACAGAACTACGTATTTGGAAATACATTCATTGTCATCCCTCTGATATCGTATGGATGATTCGTGATGAAACGGTGGATTTTCAGATGATTCTGTCAGAGTTGATGTTACTGGCGGATATGTTCCATATCATGGATGATGGATTGATTCGGAGAATGAATATGATTTATCCAATTATGATTGATAGTACGAATCTTCATGATATCATTGAAACCCAATTTGTTCAATGCATTCAAGAATTTAAACAAAAATTTGAAACAATGATTCAAACATAAAGAGGATAAACAATGAATCCTATTCCGTATACAAAAACAGCGCTGCGTGTATCCACGATGGTGATTACCGCTCACTGGGGTACGCCGATCCAATTAGATACGTTATCTGATTCTCTTCGATCCATTCTTATTCCGATATGGTGTCCTGATGTAGGAATCTTAAAGTTTGAACACAAAAACATGGTGCTTGGCTGCAGCTACAAGGATATTTTCACAAATCGTAAAATTACAACGAAATCATTCTTTAATCAATCCACGATGGTCATTCGCAGAAAAATGGATGAAGAGAAAGAGGACCACTGGAAGGAGGTGAATGTCAAATTGTTTGCGAATGGTGGTATTCAAATGACGGGTGTGACGTCTGAGGAATTTGCGCACAAGACCATTGTATGGCTCTTACATACGCTTCTTTCGTTGCCGCAATCGCCGTTTGCGGAGAAGCCGTCGATTGAACGCTTTTCCGTTCAGCTTATTAATACGGATTATGCTCTGAATAAATTCATTAATCAAGATGCGTTGCATAAGCTCTTGATTAATGAATATAACCTGTTTAGCATGTTGGAGAAGACGATTTATCAGGGAGTCAATACGAAATTCTTCTATAATACGATGAATCCAGGAGTAGGGATTTGTCAGTGTACGGTTGCCTGTAAAGGGCAGGGAACGGGAGAGGGAAATGGACAATGCAAGCGAATTACGATGAGCATCTTTCGAACGGGACGAATTATTATTACGGGTGCTCGGCAAATGGTTCAAATTGAAGCCGCTTATGAATTCCTCAATCGTGTCTTTGATAAGCATCAGATAGCGGTTCTCTATACGCCGAATCATGTTTAGATATCCTTTGGACATAAAATAATAAGAGATATGATTGCGTTAAATAGTACAAAAAGGAATTATATTTTATTGACAGACCTAGACAATGAGTGCCCCGGCTTCTACTGCAGCTCAATCAACCGCAACCGCAACAACCACAACGGGTGGCGCAACTGTAACCCCTGCCATTGAACCCTCTTCACAAACCCTTGTACAAGCAGCTAAACTTGCTATTGAACAGGATCGTGCCATTATGCTCGACTATTACCGCCAGACGGCTGGTGGTAGTGCTTTTCTTGGTGAGGACCCTGAAACAAAGGAGCGTGTACTTGTCAAGACAAAGGATGAATTTACTTCATTGATCAAGAAACTATACAAGGTGGGTGATGATTTCATCATTCTCACGGAAAACTCACTCTATATCGTATCAGGCAAGATTCAGAAGCGTAAGGTGAATGTCGCCAGTCTTCAGGAGGCATATGATAATTTGTAAATGAGGATGCTTCATTTTTAGTCGATACCGGTGCGTGTTTTTTGAAGAAAGGTTCATTTTTAAAAAATGGTAAGAACTGTTTTTTAAAAATGTTGGTAAAGTAGAAAGATGAGTGCGAATAAAGCAGCGATGAGAAAAGCACGTAATGATAGATTCAATTTAATAAGCGATGCGATACAAAGATTAGACATTGCAATGACATTTATGAAAGAACTCCGTAGCATGATTATAATACATGATCAAAAAATACATCGTAATAAGACTACAACCAACAAATATAATCCTATAGCATTCGACGGATATAAGACAGAAATTATAGAACATATTGCTGCTGTGATTAAACAAGGTAATTTTGTTGTGACTATGGTAACACCTGTAGAAGAGACATGCCATCTTCCAAAAGAGACAATTACAACGATAAATAATAGGGTAAACGATGTTATGGCGGAATTACGTGAACAGGTAGAAGACTCAAATACGCAGGGTCATACCAATCTTGAGATGTTTGATGATGTATATAAAGATTTTATTAAATTACATGATAATCTTACCAATTGCAGAAGTCCACCGCGACACGGAGGTCGCCGCAAGCGCACCCATCGCGCACGCAGTCATCGCAAGCACAAACACACTCGTCGCAATCGCAGACGCACCCATCGCAGATAAATATCGATTTTCTTACTTATCATGTATATTCTATCCACATTGCCATCATTGCTGCTACGATTCCTGATACGATGATTCCTCGATCAAATGAAACCTTGGGAGAGTAAATAGATGATAAATGACGACGTGTCATGATATACCATGTGATGATGAGTCCATATGCGATACATAGTGAAATGACATAATAAGGTAGACCTAGAATCAGACAGGGCATCACATGAAATAAAGTATCATAAAAAATCATAATTGCTGTTTTCATAGAATCAGGTACGATAATACCGTCAGGAGTAAAAGAATCGACAAGATCATGATACACTTCAATCAAATTCCCTGAGAACCATACCGTAGCAACAGCAACTAGAATGAGTAGGCTGGAGGCTCGTATGATATCTTGTAAAAATGCAGATAGATAAGGGAATAAGAGAACCCCACATACATTTAGATTGGTATACATGATGACAAATCGCTCCATCTATTTTTGATAGTGGAACAAATTGCATCATAAAGACAACAATCGATAAATTTGATGAATCTTTTTCCTATTTATGAATGCAACATGTCATCCGTTATCGCAAATGAAGAACTATATACCCCTACTATCATCATACTAGGGGTATTTGGTTATCAAAATAAAGTAACATTTGCTGATGTACAGGAAATCATGACAGGGATCTTACAAGAAATCGAACGCCTTCCTGATAAAATACTTGTTCCGTCGGAGGGAAATAGTTCCATGTATGTACAGGATTGGGCGGAATCGCTGCATATCAAGACGCAGATCTTTCAATCGGATTGGATGAGAAATGGTAAATCGGCACAGCGGTTTCGTGACGAAAGAATACAGAAGGAATGTACGCATGCCTTGGTGTTCTTATCAAATAGGTCGGATCGCTTGGAAAAATATGCGGAATCATTGGCAAAAAAAGGGAAAATCGTGTTTACTAAGAATTCTCAGGATACCAAGAAGGAATCTGCACAAAAGCATCTCGTGATGATCTCTGAACCTGTAGAGCCGGCTTCAACGCCCGTTCGCAAATCAGGTAAAGAAAGAGGGCAGACGTTGCTGAAATTCCAAAAGAAAGAATGATATTGATGATCACAGCCACTAACATACCGATCGACATCTTGGAAGTAGAAAACACCCAGATGCCGGCAAGAAGAGAAAGACCTGCCCATACGGAAAAGATGACAAAGAAAATGTAGAAATAGTCGCAGAGGGTACTGTTGGAAATTTTATCGGTCCATTGAGGTGCTTGAGTTTCCATGGTTTCTAGTATAATCGTCTATTTTTTATTCTGTAGTTCCGGAATATCATACCGTATTTATTGAAAGGAATTTCTCCGATTTTTCTGACGTTCCTTACCGTTGCATGAATAACAACGGCTATCGTCCTATAGCATATTACACAACTCTCTCACAATAAGCTCTGTAGAGAAGGCTTTACTACATCGGCTTCCGTGGTTGCATCGGCTGCATCGGCTGCAGCGGCGACGGCTTCCCTGTACAGGGATGTATCTCAGCTTCCTCACCATGGCATGAATAAGAAGTACCGTCCTCCTTACAGCACATTGCAAAACCCTCTCTTGATGAGCTCTGTAGAGCAGGCTTCAACGCCCGTTCGCAAATCAAGTAAAGGAATAACGCAGATGTTGCTGAAATTCCAAAAGAAAGAATGATATTGATGATGACAGCCACTAACATACCGAGAGTCATCTTGGAGCTAGAAAACACCCAGATGCCTGCAAGAAGAGAAAGACCAGCCCATACGGAAAAGATGACAAAGAAAATGTAGAAATAGTCGCAGAGGGTGCTATTGGAGATACTATCGGTCCACTGAGGGGCTTCCATGATTTCTATGATGATATTCTATTTTTAGTTCCAAAATATCATACCGTATTATCTTTTTTTTTGATAGGTAAGTTAGTATGTCCAATCGAAATTTTGATGCTCACGCCATTATTTTACGCTTGCAGAATAAAAACATCGCACAGAGCAATTATGCCCATCAGAAATATGGACAGGCGATTATCAACAACCCGCAGACTAGTAATGGTAATGCAAGTGTGATGCCCTATTATATCGAAGGCACAGGAACAACTTATCAACAAAGCCTAGAAAGCACGTATAGCGTAAGTCTGGGAGGCATTTATAATCTGCTTGGTCCGACAATTTCTGTGCCATCTGTCATACCTCCAGGTGATGTACCTCCTGCGCCTGTGATTACATTAGCGATGAGCAATCGTCAACACCTTCAATCACTTATTATGTTTACACAATCGCCATCTACATTGCCTATTACCAATTATAGTTTTTCCATAGATGGTGTAAACTATACGGCGTTGAGTCCTGCTCAAACGACATCCGCGTTAACGCTTACCTTTCCAGCAACGGGTACCTATTCGGTTACGATCAAAGCAATCAATGCAGCCGGTTCAAGCCTCGCATCTAATATGTGGTCAGTGAATGTTCCCTTGTAGTTAAAAATACCATTCGCATTCATTTAAAATGCGATCAATAGAATAGAAATGCCTCGTACATCAAAGGGTTATAAGCGCGGTTCATCCCGGACCAAACGCAGTTCTCGTCGCACACATCGCACACATCGTAGACGTGGTGGAGCCGATGCGTTAGAGGGCGCCCCACTCCAATACAGTCTTGCTGACAGTTGGTCATCTCGCATGTCTCGTGGACAGGGAACCGACTACTTTAAATACCATGAGGGACAGCATGGTGGTGTGACTTCGGATG